AGACAAAGTTGCGGCCAAAATCGTTAAGATGTGGCTGGACAGCATGTCATACGATATGGACATTGATATCAAGCGGATTCAGTGGGAGCTTCAAAAGAAGATTTTTGGAGAATGTTTTGTTATCCCTAAATGGGATTATCTCATGGGCGACATTCATCCGATGGCCAAAAATTTAGTGGATGACGACCTTCCTCTTGTTGATGAAGATGATCGGCCGATCCGAGACAAAGACGGAAATCCGTTGAAGGTTGATAAACACCAACGAATAGGGGATATCGATCTAGTGAATCCTCTTCCTTTCGATGTGATGATCGATCCCAAGCATTACTACAAAGATTCAAATTGGTTCTATTGGGTAGACAGGAAAGAGACTTGCGAGGTAGAAAGCGAGTACGAGGTGAAGTTTTCAAAGGATAAGAAAAATCCGAATCTCTCAAAGTATGATCCAAATAGCGGGTTTGACAAGGGTGCATCAGAATTCACCAAGGTTTACAATTTCTACCACAGATCTCATCCAATGCTCCCAAATGGCTACCATTTCGTGGCTACCAATGAACACGTTTTGGAAAAGAAGACGATGGAGGGAAGCACTACTCTCGTCAATAACCGAGAACTTCCTTTGGTTCGATATATGGATTTGGATATCGGTTTCGGTGTCAGAGGAAATCCTATTCTTTTCAGGAATACCAGGAACGTTGTCAGCGGATATAACCGCTTGACTAATCAGATCTACAAGAATCTTGAGGCTGAGTCTCCGAAGGTGATGGTTCACGAGACGGCAGGTGTCGATGCTCAGAGAATGCCCAACGGTGTCATTGTCATGGAGTGGAGAGGAAATATTAAACCTACTATCGAGACTCCGACTACCAACACCACTTCCATCTTCAAGTTTAGAGAGGATCTCAAGAAAAATATCATAGAACTTGGTGGTCAGACCCCAATGGTCAGGGGAGACACTCCCAACGCTCAACTCGACTCTTTCATTGCTTTGCAACATTTCGAAGACCAAAGAATTCAATTAGCTGCACCAGATATTAAAAACCATATCAAGTGCATGGAACATTTATACCGTTTCATGATCGTGATTGCTAGAGATCATTATGATACCGACGATCAAAGGCTTATAAAGATAATCGGTCGAGACAATAAATTCAACCTTCAATATTTCGATCCCGACAATCTCGATAAGGTTTACGACGTTAAGATCACAACTACTGGAAACCTGGCAAATTCAAAGGCGGCCAGAACCCAGTTGATCATGACGATCAAAAGAGAATTTCCAGACATCATATCCAATGAAGTTTTTATCGATATGCTGGGCTTAAGCTCAAGCGATAAATTCCAAAATACCATTACAGCAGCAGTGAATGCGGCCGAATCTGAAAACGAAGATATGCTGAATGGAGTGCCTGTCCCTCCTCCCGAAAGGTATGAGGATCTCATCACTCACTGGGATACGCATAGGATACCTCTGCAAAGCCGTGAGTACAAACTTGCTCCGCCCGACATTAAGGAACTGTTTGAAAGACACGTAACCGCCACAGAAAAGCTCATGTATGACCAAGCAGCCGAAAGTGAAGTTTTTGCCTCCAGACTCGCTGGGCTGCGGCAGTTCCCAATGTTTTTCTCTCCATTACCTAATAATGATAATCCCCAGGAAGAGGAACAGGCGGTTGAAGAAGCGAGACCCGTACCAGAATCGACCAGCGAACAAATTATCGAAGTTGACCGCGAAGGCGAAGAGGGACAACCTCAACCAGAACAATTACCAATTCAGGACAGAGAAGAAGCAGAAACTCTTCCTGAGCCAACTTAGACCTAAGAAGGAGATTTGGCATGACGGCGCAAATGGAAGAAGTAACAAGAGAAGAAAGTAAAGCTAGCTTGATTGATCAACTCCATGAGAAAAGAGAGCAGCAAGATCAAGAGAGGGAAAAAAATGCCTTTCAAGAGCAAAAAGCAGATGAGATACATGTTCGCGAATCTTCCGAAGATAGCCAACGCATGGGTGGGGGAAGCGAAGAAGAAGAAGAAACCCATGATAGCGAACGAGAAGAAAAAGGGAAAAGTTTCCTCTACTCGTTAGGAGAAGAAGAGGGCGAGATTGATGAGAATGCCATTTTTGAGCTGAAAGCCGATGGCAAGACGATGAAGATGACGTTAAAAGAAATGCGAGATGCGGCCGCTGGCGGCGTTGCTGTTAGAAATAGAATGCGTCAATTATCTGATGAAAGAAAAAAATTATATACACCTTATAAAGATTTTTATAACATTGCGAGTAAAGATCCACTAGGTGCTTTAAAGAAAGTTTTTTCTGCTATAAAGCAGGTAGATCCAAAAGCTGACATGAATAGTTTTCTAGTCGGCTTGGGTAAGCAAGCACAGAGCCTAGCTAAAATGAGTCCCTCTGAGCGTAAAGCTTACCAATTAGAAAAAGAACTGGATGAAACGCGGGAAACTCTTACAGAAAGTGAGAGGATAGCAAAGATCCAGGATTTGAAGCAAGAGCTTATCGGCGAGATGGGCATGTCTGAGGAGCAAGTATTTGACTTCGGGCAAAGAATTCTTTCCGACCCCACTCTTGCGGAGACAGTAAAGAATGAGGAAGACCTCTTTGATCGGATTGGCGACCTACATGATGAGATCGAAAGGCAACAAGCTGTGATTGCAGCCTTGCAGAAACACGATCCCAAATTAAAAGGTAACGATCCCCTAGTCTTTGAGTTGTCGGCTCTTCTTGAAAAAAACCCTGATTTTGATGAAAGCGATCTCGAAGAGATAGCTGAGGGAATTTTAAAAGGGGTGAAGAAGTCTAACGTTTCGAGAGTGCTCTCGAAGAGGCAGAGGAGTAATGCTGTCAGGGGCTATAAAGCCAAACAGCAACCTAACTACTCCAGGATGGCTCCGAAAGATGCTCTTAAGCAGCAGATTTTGCAAAAGAGGAATAGTCAACAACACTAAGATAAGAGGTGTGAAATGAGTACAGTAGTACAACAACTTTCCCTTTCTGATCTGTCGGAACTTTATCAAATAGCCTATGGCGGCTTTGAAGTCGATGCCGCTGGCTGGGATAACCGACAGTTGATCGGGACAATCCGTAAAAATGAAAAATTCAATGGTAACAAGCTAGTCATTGGCCAGCTACTCGATTACGGGGGCGGACAATCATCTGGTGGATTGCCATCAAGCTCAACTGCCTACATGATCAATCCGCAACTCTTTGCGAAGTCCGTATACAGCACAACTGTATTGGATAACCAAAGCATGAAGGCGGCTAGACGCGCGGGAACAAATCTCGGTGCTTTCGAAGATGCAACAGAACTTTCAATGCAAATCCTGAAGCAAAGCTTCCAGGAAAACATCGCCCGTCAATTTTTCGGGGATGGAACTGGAGAGCTTGGGGAAATTGCATCGGTGGTTACCAACGCCCCTGGCGATTATTCGGTAACGATCACAGCCGCATCCTTCATCGAAGCTCATTGGATCAGAAACGATCTATTGAACGTCGCATCCAGTACCGACCTGTTCTTGGTATCTGATATCAACCTATCAACTAGGGTGATCAGACTTCTTAGACAAAATGGATCTCATGTTCCATTGGCTGGTGAAAAAATTTACAAACAGAAGTCAAAAGACAATGAGATGTTCGGTCTCAAGGGTGTTTGTGATACTACATCAGGTCAGCTCTATGGAGTCGATGTCGGATACCGTTGGCAGGCAACAAACATTGATGCAGCAGGTTCTGGGCCATCAATTAAGTTGTTCCGTCAACTCGATCAGGAAATGAGATTTAACTCTCGCGGTGTCCTTCCAACTGACTACATCTTCTCTCACACTCAGCTAAGACTGTTTGAGGATTCAGAAGATGCTAAGTCAATCATCTGGATTGAGCCAACAGTAGCACCTGAGAGAGAAGCTGGATCGCAAGTGGCGGCTGTTAAACTCAACGGTCGAACAGTCCGTATCCAATGGTCTCCATACTGCCCAGAGGATAGAATCTACGCTATTAACAGAAACAAAGTAAGCTTGGAGCTTAGACCTGATTCCATCGATCGCGGTGAAGACTGCGGTGGATTCATCGAGAACGGGGACTCAATTTTCTTCCCTCTCCATGTATCAGGAACTCCTATCGACAGCTTTGCAATGTTCTACTCGACTTATGGAAACTTCTTCATCAATCCTACCTTCACAGGTTGCATTGATGGGCTAGCAACATCATAAGGAGGGTGTAATGGCTGAACAAGGATACCCACTTTTTGGCGGACAGCCTAGCGGCTATCTGTACGTTTTCAAGATAGACGGGTCGGAAGTTGGAACATCGGCAGGAAGTGCTGGCCTCGATGGTCGAGGTCAGGCGATTGCTGATATCAACGATGATGGATCAAACGAAGTCACCATTACTTGGAAAAGGAAGTTTGAAGACACTCCTTACGTCTTCATTCAGCCTTTGACAGCGAATGGATCCGCCAATATCACTACCAACGATGGTTCGACATTGGTTTTTGACGGAGTGGAAAGAGACGATAACGCAGCAGGATTGGCAGACCAAGACTACTTTGTTTACGTCTATGCTCATGACACAACCCAATTTATCTTGTAACAAGGAGGCGATCTCTTATGAGTAACTCAGGACAGAATGTCAAAGATGAGGCGGTCAGAGAGGTCGCCTTTGGTGATCTCAACGCTACTTATACGGCGTTGGGGTCAGCATTGGCACACGATTGTTTCACCTTGTCGATTTTCAACGACACGGATGCAAATGTTTATGTGTCAACTGACGAGTCAACTGATATGAAAAAGATTGCGGCTCAAACAGGCCGCGTCTTTGATTATAAAACCAACGATATGTACAGGAAGAAGGATACTCAGTTCTACGTCAAGTACGATACGGCTCCTTCCTCTGGAAGCTTTTGGATAGAGGTGGAATACGTATGAGTCAGATTGCTAATTTAGCTCCCACAGGAACTGCCCCCGCTGGAGATGTTGTCGGGCCAGCTAGCAGCACTGACAATGCGATTGCCAGATTCGATGGGACGACGGGGAAACTTATTCAAAACAGCGGGGTATTAATCGACGATTCCGACAATGTGACTGGCGTAACCTCCATGATCATTGACGGGGCGACAGGAAATGTCCTCATCGTTGACACAGACACTCTCGTTGTAGATGCGACCAATGATCGTGTAGGTATAGGCGAAGCTACACCTACAGCCGCTCTTCACCTGAAAGCGGGTACAGCTACGGCTGGCACTGGGCCTTTAAAATTCACATCAGGAACTAACTTGACAGCCCCAGAAGAAGGGGTGGTCGAGTTTGACGGGACAAACCTTTTTTACACTGACAGCACGCCTACAAGACAAACTTTGGCGGTTCTAGAGGGTGGCGCGACAAATAACGTAGGCAGTGCAGGCAGCAGCACAGATAATGCCATAGCTAGATGGGACGGCGCGACAGGACAATTAGTTCAAGACTCTGGTTGGATCATTGAAGATGCCCCAGCGGGATATACAGGATCGGAACTCATCCAGGTTAAAGATGTTGTTCAAACAACAGATGCAACGCCTACAGACCTTGTTCAAATCTCTATAGATGAAGATGAAATGCTGGTGATGGAAACATACCTGAATGGCTTTCAAAGCGATTTTACAGACTCTATCTCTGCTTGTGTCAGGTGTAAATTTTTCAGACAATCGGGCGGAGATGTGACAGCGGGAACCAATCCAGATATTTGGATTAGCGAATCGGATGCAGATACAGATGTAACCCTAGTGGCCGACACGGCAAATCAGGAAGCGACAATTCAGGTAACAGGTGTAGCAGCTCAAACCTGGAATTGGGTTTCTTATACAAGATATTTTAAAACAATAACAAATAGTTGAGGTTAAAATGACAGTACCATCAGTCGGATTTACCAATGGGGTATTAAGATACAAAATCTCCCAGGTTGGGGCGCACAGAATAGGTATGTCCCTCAGCAGCGGAACATTTTCAGTCCTTTCAAGCAATGGAAGGGATCTTTCAGCCAATGATGCTGGTTTTGTGACAGTCAAAAGCAAAACAGCAGGTCTTTTAAAAGAATATTTCATCACGGCAAACCAAAGTTTTGACGATGCGACGGCAGGAGGTGGGAGCGACATCATCGGGGCACTTTTCGGATTTCCAACAGGGGTCGCGATCACTTCCGATGTCACTTTCACGGGGTATGCCGTAGTCAACGACAATGAAGACGCGATTCAGATCATGATCGGGGTGGACGATACCTTGGAAACTTCTCCTTCCTCGGCCTTGATAGGAACTCCAAGCTCCCCAACCGATGCTAGCGATGCCAATAGTTTGTTTTCATTCGACGACATCACAACGACAGAGTGGGATAACAATCCTTGTGTTCCGATTTTCAAGATGAGAATGCGAATGGACGGATCAGATGACTGGACTGTTCAAACTTTAAGCTCAAGCGATGGGATGATTGTTTCAGCTTCCTATACTCCTTCCTCAAAGATTACAAAATTTTCTACTTCTGGAACATGGACAAAAGATCCTCGCACCAAGAGTGCTTTAGTCGTCGGATGGGGCGGCGGAGGCGGCGGAGGAAGTGGAAGAAGGGGAGCTAACGGAACTAACCGAGCAGGAGGAGGTGGAGGCGCATGTCAAGGGATGTTTATCTTTAATTGCGATGCTTCCTCTTTAGGAGATACAGAAACAGTAACAGTGGGTGCAGGCGGTTCTGGTGGGGCATCTCAAACTTCAACAAGTACAAATGGAAATGATGGGACGGCTGGAGGAGCAACTTCGTTTGGCAATATTTACACCTATAGTCCTAGTGTTAATTCTTTTGGAAGTGGAGGTCAAGCTGGATCAGGAACTGCTGCTGGTCAACCATATGTGTTTAGCAATTTTAATGCTGTTCAAGTCTCTGGTGCAGGATCTGGGGGAACGATTGGAGCGGCTTCAGATGCGGAAGATGCCCCTGGATCAACTGGATTAGGAGGCTGTTTAGGTGGCGGCGGAGCTGGCGGAGGCGGCGGAATCAACACAGGAAATACTCGATTTAATGGCGGTGATGGGGGGGATATCACTACATGGGAAGCCTCTCCTTCAACAATTTTGGCGGGTGGAATTGGCGGAGTTGTCAATATGACTCAGGCTGGTGGGAATGGAAATTCTAATTCCACTCTTTCATCTGGTGCAGTCTTTGCCACAGGGACAGGAGGCGGAGGCGGCGCAGCTCCAGCAGCAGGTGGAGACGGTGCTTCCCCTGGTGGAGGAGGTGGCGGCGGAGGAGCTGGTCAAGATCCAAGCTCTAACTCTGGAGCAGGCGGAGATGGTGCTGACGGCGCAGTATGGGTATTTGAATATTTTTAAGGAGAGTTTCATGAGATACGCATTAATAGATAAAGAAAGCCACAAGATTAAAAACGTTGTTTCTTGGGATGGCCGAGAGGATATGTGGAAGCCTCCAGAAGATTGTTATGCTGTTCCTCTTCCTAGAGATCAAAAGTTTGGAATAGGTGATTCCTATGATCCAGATAAAAAAGAATGGTCTATGGCAGAAGAAAGAAAGGGAAAATTTGAGGATGTTAAGCCTGAAAATTCAGAAGAAGTTACTGAGGAGAGTCCCAAATGATCAAAATCCTTCCATTTTTCCTAAGTTTATTTCTTCTTTCAGGATGTCATTACATCAATGAAAAAGTAGGTCTTCCAGACGACAATTCCATTGAGGAAGCAGCGGAAGACATCGTCAATGACCGCATTGGTATTGACTTTGATTTTACACCAAATACCCCAGAGGAGTAGTCATGGAGTGGAAAGAATATACTCAGCAAGGTTGGATGAAAGAGAAAAAACCTCTGACAACCGACAATGAAAAAGCGTATGGGAAAAATTATAATCCCGCGCCGAATGCAAAAAAGAATAATACAACTCCAAAAGAAAACAAAAATCACGGCTCAGCTCAACAAGCGGCCATGAAACCAAAAGATGTGGCGTGTAAATACAAATGATACCTGAAGAATTGAAAAAACCTTTCTGGACATGTGTGGCCATATTTGCGGCCGTCATGATTGCTTTTTTTTCCATATATATTCTTGGAATGGGAAATGATAACCCTGTTGAGGAAGCGGCAGAGGATTTCATAGAGCATGTCAGCGGTATTAAAGTAGATATCTCACAAGGAGAAGAATAATGGTAGAACCAGTTTCAATGAGTGCTGGTGCGGCCGCTTTGATGGCGGCAGGACAAGGAGCACAAGGACTAGGCTCTTATTTTGCGGCTAAAGAATCAGGAAAGGCTGCTAAGAAGCAAGCTAAAGAAATGAAGAGAAAAACTCTAGCTGAACTTTTGAATGCTGCATTGAGTCGGGAGTTTGAAGCTGGGGAAGGAATGAGGAAAAGAGGGGGCGAGTTAGCAACAGCCAGAGCCTCTGCTTTACAAAATATCGCATCACAATATGTTCAAGCTTTGAGGTAGATATGGCAAGAGAAACCTATAAGAAAGAAAAAAAACTTCATGATCAGCTTTTAGAGATGCTTAAGAAGCATTTTGTAGAAGACGAGCAAGAAATCCTAGAAGATGATCTCGATGAAGAAATGAAGCCTATGCCAAAAAACATGGGGATGAAAAGAGGAAAGAAACTTGGCGCAATGACAGAAGAAGATCCTGATATGGATTATGAGGGTGCTGAAGACTTCTATGGCCAAGATGGAGATGACGACTATTTTGAAGACCTCACAGAAGAAGATGAGGATGAAGAAAATGAAATGAATCTCCCAAAAGAAAAAAGAAAGAATTTAGCCATTCTCGTCATCTCTAAGAAGGCTGGGAAAAAAAGAAAGTAGTCCTCATGGAAAGGAGCAAAAATGGGAACACGTCGTTTAGAAGAAATCCTTACCGATGCAAGGGCGCAAGCCTATAGTGAAGATTACAGCCTCACGGAAGGTTGGGATGATAACGTCGTTGCCCGTTTAGCTAATTTAGGACTCAACAAACTCTACCATGCAATTACTCAGATTGACAATCCCGCAAACATTGAAGAGTATGTGACAGATGTCACCTCTGGACAACAAGCCTACGATATCCCTTTGGATATCTTTATGGCTATTAGAATCATGGATGTTCGGTATCTATGGGGAACTCAAAACTATGAGTTTGTCACTCTAAAACAGGGAACCATTCAAGATCGATTTGATTATCCAATCAATATCCCAGACACCTATTGCATCCGAGATGGTCAGATCCTGTTAAGCCCAACTCCCAACATCACAAAAACAAACTCTTTGATCATCAATTTTCAAAAGAGAATGCGGTCGTTGGATGTAAGAAGAGGACAGCTTGACTCTAAGACAGACTCTCCCGTTACAATCACAATTACATTTTCCACTACAAGCTCTAAGAATGCTAATATGCGGGAAAATGCAGAATCTAACTTAGATAAGATCGATTATATTTGCTTGGTTGATCGAGATGGTACTCCGATCGTTTCTCAAATCCCTGTAAACAATTACAACGCGACTACACAGGTTATTACAGCCGAAACAAGTTATACCTTCCCAACAGCAGAGCTTGCCGCCCTCGATGCAGCGATCGCGGCAGGTGATGCGATTTATGTAGTCTCTGGTCAATACGCTTCCACTCACTCAGAACTTGATAGCCAATGCGAAGACTTCCTCATCGAGTTTGTGATCGCTAGACTCCTCAGATTGCAGTCAAATAGCAGTGAAATGCAGGAGGCTAGAATTCGAGAGCAGGAAGCAATGGAAGCTCTAATCAATGCATATAGAAGGCAAAGGCAGTCTGTATACCCTGTTAGATGGGTTCAGAATTTTAGAAGGAATTCTTATCCGTTTGGGCGCAGGGGTATCTACGGATGACGCAGCATGTTCTAACCAAGACTTACAATGGATTAAGGGGATTTAGTACAGACTCCAAATTTGTAAGACCTGCAAACGTTTCCGATAAAGCCATTAATATGATTCGACTTCCTGACGGCACTTTTTCCCCTAGAAGAGGGTATCAGGTTCAAACGGATGAGATCGGCGGCCTGGGAATTGGAATCTATGAGAATTTAGATGAGGGTGTTGTTGAACCTGTCTGTATCAATAAAGACGGAAATCTTTACATTCAGAAAACAGGATCGATGACAATCACCTTCAATGATCCAAACAACAATCCTGAAAGCTATGTTTCCTATCAAATTTTTGTTGATCCTGAGACTGTCTCAGATAATCAAACATGCAATTTTGATCCCTACCTTGTTGTCGATGACAATGCCCTTGTCGATGACTGCATGAAATTCAAAATGGATCAGCTTTTAGGATTTGACAATGTAGCCATAGGATCAGCAACAAATACCTATAGCGGAAGCTTGTCTGGCGCGCCTCTGAGTCCAGGAAGCATTTTGATGACTGATGGGACTTTGACAATTCAAGACGACTCAGAGGGGGGATTCATTGGAGATATCGACTCTGGTGGAACCAATACAATCAACTATACGACTGGGGCTTATACAGTAACATTTAGCGGTGTCACGGGATCAGTTGTGGCAAGCTATCGAACTACTTTGCAAGAACAATTCAATGCCTGTTTAGGTAAAGGTTTTGGAGTAGCTTCTCCTTTTACTATCAGCTCCTTGGTTGCATTGTTGACAGGGGTTAGCGGGGTGACAGTCTCCACGACTGGATCGACTAACCAGCCAGCGGCCTTTTTGGACATAACAGAGGAAACTACGATTGCCGACGGGCAAACAGTAACCCTTAATTGGTATTATTGGGAATCGGCAAATAGGACGGTAGCTTCCACTTTTTCTGGTTTGGCAGCTCAAATCAACAATGATGATTTCAGAATTGCGACATTTGCCCCCTATGAAGAAGCGATTTATATAGCGACTCGATATGACGAAGTTCAAAAGTATGACGGTCAAAATATCTACAGAGCAGGGATGCCGCAAGGAGCTACCCCATCAGTTGCGGCCGCAGGTTCTGGAACGGGTGTTGATATGGGCGATCACACCTATTACATCACTTATGAGCAAATAGACAATAATGGTCGTTTAGTCGAAGGAAGACTATCTGTAGGAGACGATATCTCTTTAGGGGCGGCCGAAGATGTCAACGTTACCTATACAAATCTTTTGCAAGGAAGCGGGTGGAATACAAATTGCGCGATCACAAACGGGGTGCAAGCGGGAGTCAATACTATAACGGTAGATGACGGATCTGGCGGCCCTCACAGTTTAAGAGACGGGGATGTCGCGTATTTCTTTGACGGAGTGACAAGCACTTATGTAACCCGAAATATTACAGCGGTGACTTCTACTTCCATCACCATCGATGGAGATCCTGTAAACGTAGGGGATAATGAGACAATCTCCAATAATCTAAAGATCAATATTTATAGGACGATCGATGGAGGGACAACACCTTTCTTGGTGGTGGCACTTTCTAATAATTCTTATGCAACTTCTCCAGGAACGGAGATTTATTTAGATCAATCAAGCGATGCAACGATTCAAGCAAACCGAGAGTATGTGATTCCAGCAAGACAGCCTGACCCCCCACCTAAAGTTGGTGTTGTGATTGCTTTTAGGAACCAGCTTATTTTTACTGATGATCCAATCAACGACGACTATGTTTGGTTTTCTGAGGCAGCGCAGCCTGAATATGTTCCAGAGGCTTTCAATAATTTTATTATACCAAGTAACGATGATGATGTGACGGGAGCAGGGGTTGCGGGATCTACCCTTATCATCTTCAAAAGCAAGTCGATTTATGCAGTGAGCGGCGATCTGATCACTAGCCAGTTTACGGTCACGAGCGTTGCCCCTGGGTCAAACATTGGGTGTGTGACTCACCACACGATTGTTTCTGTAGGCGGTTTGATTTACTTCCTCCATACCAACGGACTCTATGCCATTGCCGAAACTCAACTTTACCCTACAGATTCATTCGGTAACCCGATTCCGTTGACAATCATGATTGACCAGGTATTTAGGACAGATGCCTTCCAGAAGAACCAGCGGTATGTTTTAAAGAGGGCAACAGCGACAAACTACACAAAAGACAACCAATACCTTTTATTTTTACCAGCAGAAGAGGAAGACGGCCCAAGGGCGGCCAATAATAATTCCAGAGTATTTTGCTATGACTATCAAGGCAAAAACTGGTTTGAGTGGACTAGGGTAAATGCGGCTGGTGGGTGGTATGTCCTAAGCGACAATCTCTATTGGCAGGAAAGAAGGCGGATGAATGCGACGATCACTGCAAAACAGTATAGGCAGCATAGACACTATCGTTTAATTGATTATGTGGATCATGTAACACCTGTTCGTGTGACATGGGAATCTTCTTGGGAGGATTTGGGTCAACCACGTGTGAGAAAGAAGTTTGTGAGAACATGTTTGTTGTTTGACGAAATATCAGCTTTGTTTCAACAAAATATTCCAACTTTATGCTTTTACAGTTATAAAGACTGGGTAGAAGGTAGAATAAGTACAAGCACTGATATTATGCAAAAGATCAATAGTTCTCAGTGGAGCACAGACTTATGGAATTGGATTCAATGGTCTGGATATCAGGACTCTTTTATCACCATTCCTTTAAAAGGTGGCACTGTAACAAAGTCTATGAAAATAGGATTGCAGTTAAATCAAATCAACACAACTTTTAATTTGCAGGGATTCCAGCAGGAAGTAAGTCCTGACTTCAGGAGGACGATTGTCAGATGATTATCAATAATCCCCCAAGGCTTCCATCCCGTCAGGGCGTTGATAAATATGTGCAGAGCGATCTTTTCGGATGGCTACAGAATTTTATTTCAGGGATCAATGGACGGTTGAGTTTTGACGACAACTTTCCTTCCTTTCTAGTTCAAGATGTCGTCATAGCAGCAGGGGCAACGGCTTTAATTCCTAATCAGCTCACAGTAATTCCAAACGAGAGATACATTGTCAGGCAAATAGGAAACGGAGTAATTACAGATGGGACTTGGGACATAGGAACATTGCGGTTGGTAAATAATGGGGCGGTTGAAGTCACAATCAGCGTAAGATTTTTCCATGTTTATCAATCTACAACGTAAGGGGTTAATAAAAGATGTTTGGTAGAATCCGAAAGAAAAGAGAAAAGAAAAGAAAGAAAAAAGAGCAGGAAAGACTACGCCAAGAGCAAGAACAAAAGCAGCGTGAAGAAGAGCTTAAAGAGGCTCAAGATCCTGTTAAGATTGGTGAAGAGCTTCAAGATGTTCAAGAACAGATTGACCGAGCGCAAGAATCCGACAAGCCAAGGGAAGAGGAAAAGAGAGAGCAGCACAAAGATGAGGCTATGGAGGATGTCACAACCGATGTTCCTGGACTCACAGAAAAGCAAAAGATTGCAATGAAAGAGTCTGCCAACAATGCAATCAATAGCCAGGTGCAGAACTATTCCAGAATGCTTGCCTCGCAATCAGGAAGAAGCGGAGTAAGAGGGGGAGCGGCGGCGGCTCCACAAGTGGAATTAGCAGAGAAGGGATTGCAGGCTCAAAACCAATTCCAGAGAGATCTGACAGAAAAGGATGCGGAAGTGGCTTTAAAGAAACTTGCAGCTTACATGGCCTCCTTGGAAGGTAAAACAGCCGAAGATATTATTAAACGTCAGCAATACTTTGATTATATCACAGGAAGACAGGATAAAGGGAAGCAGGATGTATGGGCAAATTATTGGTGGCCGAAATTTTCAAAAGTATAAGGGAGAGTTATGGCTAGAAGAAGAGTACAATCAAAATTCGCATCTGGCGGTGTACAGGAGGCCGACCAAGGAGGTTTCCTTCAAACATTGGGTAATCTAGCTACTTTTCTTCCCTATATGCAGCAGCAAGGGATGGAAGATATACCAGATCTTAGAGGAACTGCCCAAGATATAGAAGTTGAAGAAGGTGTCGAATTCCCTCAACTTCCTAGAAACATGCCTCCTCAAGATCAGATGTTTGTTGATGATGTACCTGGTATCCCAGAGGGTATAGAACTTTTGGGAGATTTAGCACACACAGAATCAAAAGAAGATGCTCTTGATAGGGTAGCAGAAACTAAGACCCCTTACTCACTTCCTCAGCTTCCTTCAGGAGATCTTCAAGATCCTTTGGAAACGATCAGAATGCGGATTCAAGAAGAACCAGAATTAGAACAGTACCTTCCTCAAGAAACTCTTGAGATGTTAGCAAGCACAGCTCCACAGCCTGAAAAGCCTTTTGTCCCTCCTCAAGAGGAAATGGATATGGAAGAGGAAATTGAGCCTCCTCCTCAAGATTTAACAAAAGAGCTTACCGAAGATGTAGAAGAGCCTGAGATCCCCCTAGCAGTTCAACAGGTTATTGAGCAGCCCACAAAGGAGATAATTACCGAAGAAGACATTCCAGAGGAAGGTTTAGAGGCGATGCCTGGTTCTGTAGAGGCTGCACAGTCTGATCCTGTTCTTCAAGAGAAGGTAAAAAATCTACTCAAGCTAAAACAGGGCGATGTTCCTCCAGAAGTATGGGAACACGCTAAAATGATGGAGAGAATCTACACAGAAAAAGAAGAAAACCTAAACGATCAAGAAAGACAGCTTCAGCAGCGGTTAGAGAGCGGAGATATGTCAATGCTTGACAAGGTGGCTTTAGGATTGGCGATTGCGATTCCTGTGATCATAGGATTGACCTATGGCAAGGAGGCGTTTTTCTCTACTGTAGGAGGTACTCTAAAAGGTTTCTCTGAAAGTCTCATGAAAGATTCTCAGATGAAAGATAAAATCCAAGATAAGATTGGGACTGTTCAGAAGGAAAGAGAAGGAATTGCTGAAAAGAAAGCGAATCTAACAAAGGATCTCTTGAGCAATATCGAAAATCCAGCTCTTAGAAAGCTCCTTAAAAATTATGACGTGATCAATGTTATTGAAGGGCCGAATGGAGATCCAGAAGTTCAGGCAGGTAAAGATGCTATCGTGATCGGAAATGATATCGGTATCACAGCCAAAGATGAAGATGGTGTCCTCTGGTATGATGCAAATGTATTAAGGGATGACGAGGATGTGAAGAACTTTCGTACAGCGGCTCAAGAAGGAAAACAAGCTCTTGCCAAGATGAAGGATGCCAACAAGACAGTCGATGATGTCATGGATATTATGAATGTGATTCAGGAGCAAAATCCTTCCGCCTACAGTGCTTTAGTTCAATACATACAGCCTAGCGAAAATTCATGGTTTTCTTTTGGTGGAGCGGCAGTTCCTAAATCTCTCAAAGCTTTAACGGTTGATGTCGTTGGTGATGATGGAGAGGTAAGACAGGTGAAAGCCCTTCCTCTTTTAAAACAGAAAATCACAGCGATGCAAGACGTATACAATAAAGAATACTTGGGAGGAAATAGATTAACTAGCAATCTGCTTAAGCACTGGCAAGATATATTCCCCGATCCCACTTCGATTGGTGGTTGGTTAAAATCGGATTTCCCAACGATGATGCAGCAGGCTCAAAGTTTTAAAAACACTTTGAATCAACGAGCCGTTGAGAATTTAGCGGGATTGGGCTTTTTACGTGAACCTTTGAAACAAGTATTGCCTGTTAGAGGCTCTGATATCTTACAGTCTACCACGGTAGGAATGGAGGACATTGAAGAGAATCCAGAGAAGTATAAGGGATTAATTAAGGGGAAATAATGGCAACTGTTCAAGATGAGATCATTTCCATTGATCCAGATACAAAGATGGTCGAGTATAAGAGCGGTCGAAAGGTTCCTCTCAGTAAAGAAGCCGAATACCAGCTTTTCGCGTCTCCAGCAAGCAAAGAGATCGAGAAGGGAGTTAAGGAAACAGAGCTTCAGTTCCATGAAGGAATAGGAAATCTCACAGGATCAAAAGGAGTAAATACCTTCCTAAAGAATCTTTCCGACAACGTTTTTACAAGGCTTGCAACGGATTATGTGGCCGATCCATTAGTGGCAGCAGGAGCGGCTTTAAAATCGCGTCCAGGGCAAGAGGATACAGGATTTTTCGACAGAATCAGCGAGAATTACATCGCTCAACGAAGAGGAAGGAGATCTGCTAGACAAGTAATTGATCAAGAGAATCCAAGGGCAGCGTTAGCTGGAAAGGCTGGAGCTATTGGAATGGATCTAGCTATGCCTTTAGGAGCTATAGGAAGAAGTCCAACGGCCGTCGGGGCTTTATTTGGTGCAGGTTCTAGCGATCAATCCCTTTTTGAAGATCCTGAACAGTTTGCTAAGAGCACAGCAGGCGGAGCAGTATTGGGATATGGCCTTGGTAAAGCTGGAACAGCACTTGAAAGAGTTTCTCAAGAGAGAAGAGCGTTAAGAGAATTTCCTAAAGTAGAAAAAGAAGCGGAAAGAGCATACCAGCAGAGAATACAGAATTTCAGAAAGAGAGTTGGTGAAAAAATCGGAGCCATGCAAAAAGATCTTGGGAAGTTTGGAATCCCAAAAGATGCAATGGCTATAGAGGAATTTATCAATCGAGAGATAGGCGTTTCTCAATTAGCAGGTACTCAAGAAGGGCAAAATTTAAGAAAATTCTTTGGGGAGATTGGAGAAAGCCTTCCTCAAAACATGAATGCTTCAGATCTGCAAAGGCTTTATGAAGCAGTAGAAGTTAAGATAGCCCAGTCAACTCCAGAGCAAATACCTGTTTTAGAATCCTTCAAGCAGCACTTAGTCGATACATTGCCGAGCGGGGCAGCTCAATCTAAATTGATGGGAAAAATTTTCCCACGCGTAGAAAGAGAAACCTTGAAAGTCGTTGATCAGGTATTCGAAAAACTTCCTAAGAATGTCGTCACAGAAATTGAAAGAGAGTTTGGCAAAGGCGCAATTGATAGGATGAAAGGAAATCTCACAACGGAACTTAGAGAAAGGTTCGGATCTTTAAGTCCTGAAGAATTTGTAGATGTTCTCCAGTCAAGAGATCCTTCACCATTCATCCAAGCATTAACAGAATCAGAAACATTTCAGAACATCGCAAATTTGCCGTCATATAAGGCCGCTAGGAGCCTTCCAGGAATGCCCGAACATGTTGTAAGGCTTGCCGAACAAAACATGCCAGCGAGCGTTTTTGAGGCTCAGACAAGGATTCAGAACCTTCCGAATCAACTATCCTCTCGAATTGAGACGATCATGCAGAAAAATGCAACGGATGCTTCTATTCTGGTGGATGAAACGCAGAGGAAAATTTCCAGCAGGTTAAGCAATGCTACAGGTGTTCAAAATCCATACGTAACGAGAAGTCCGACAAATGCCCCTGTTGGGGCTTATTCGCCCCCTCAACGACCACAAGTTGGGGCTATGGCCCAGAGATTTGAGACTCAGCCATTGGGAGCGCAAAAAGCAGGGCAAGAGGCTTTCGGGTTAGGTGCATTGGGAAAAGTGTTTGGAGTCCCTAAGATTGGGGCTGCCGTCGGAGCTGCAAAAGGAATGAGAGTAGGTCTAGAAGGAACATTAAGAGGTTTAACTAGTCCTTCCGCTCTTGGGAATCTTGCGAGAAGAGGTATGAGGGGTGGGGGAATGCGTTTAATGGTGGAACAAATCGCTTCCTCTTACCCTTCCTATGAAAATGGAGTAATAAGAGATCCAAACGAGAGGAAACAAGCTGTTGCTCAAATTGAATATGACACAGACATCCCATATGAAGATAAGGCCATGCTCCAAGCGTATATTAATCGCGGTAAAAATTTAGAAACATTAGTTAGGGAGTAGAGATGGGCACAAGAACAGCCAATATGTCAATTTACAAGCCCGCTCCAGGGGAAACAGTGTATGACCCTGCATTCAGTGCGGGATTAGATAATATCGACTCACACGACCACTCTGGCGCGCCAAACAAGGGAATCCCAATTGGAACCGACGGGATACAAGACGGCGCAATCACTCCCGACAAATTATCTCAAGAGATCTTAGCAGAGGCTACAGTTCAAACCACTGACGCTACACCGACCCAAATTGCCTCAGTAGATGTTGCTGAAAGTCAGTGCGTAACTGTTAGCGGAAGAGTTGTCTTCCTTAGAGATGATACCACAGAGGCGGGAGGCGGAGAGTTTTGGGGAGTTTTTCACCGCCCGACGGGTAGTTCAGTACAGGCGGTTGGATCGTCTGTTGTTTCCATTAATGAAAACTCATCAGGTGGACCGACTATGCAGCTTGTCGCCGACACAGTAAACGAGGCTGTCAGTATCCGATGCGTTGGAGAAGCTGGAAAAACTATTGATTGGCACATCGTTTACAATGCGGTTGCTCAACCAGAAATTTAGACTCTTTCTTTTTCCTTTGTCTAAAAGCCATGAAAATAAGGAAGGCAAACAATAGATTCACTGGATTTGTGAAACCTCTTGTGCTTCCATCAAACAAACAGGCTGCAATAGATATCCAACAAGCAAAGTAAAATATTGTTTTGTTTATCTCTTTAAAGTAGTCAATGATTACTATAAAAAAAGATGTTAATGTTATTAATCCAATAATTTCTATCATTTTGTACCTAATTTTATTTTAAAAAATCACTAAACCAGTTATGGCTTTCACACCAATACCATGCAAAACAAAAAGCTATTAATTGTAAAATTATCATTTTGTATTTACCCAATTTGTATGTGTTTTAGCTTCCTCCCTTCCTCCTTTTTTTACCCACTCGTCAACTTTTTCATAGCTCCCCATCGATCCGATAGGTGCGAAATTGAGAACCCATGTCATATAAATTGGAATAATCCATACGTTTTCGGCATCGCCTCTTTTGACAGCTTCCGACAGGTCATTAGCAAAAACAGCAGTTAGAAAGTGACCCATTGGCCTTCCTGTTTCTATGTACTCCGTCATAGATGTCATCATTCTTTCAGGTATTTTGTTGTATTCAAATAGGTTCATGATTTTTTGTCCTTTAAATATTTTTCTTCCAATGAGCACAGTCTTCCATGAAAATCTTTCATTTCTTTATTAATTTCTTCTTTCCAACTTCTAATTTCTGATTCAAATTGTCTCAAGTCTGATCTTGATTCGGATCTATTCCATAGAAATAAACCGAAAACAGAAATTGAAAATATAGCGAATTGGGTCCACTCCATATTTGATTCCTTTTTTATTATTGTTCTAAATAATTTAATCTCATATACCAAAGGGCCATGCTCACGGCATCAATGATATGTTCAAATTGTCCTTTAGCTTTCGGCATATCGTCATAAAGCCAGTTTTCATAATTACCGACCATTTCTTCGGTAATCTTTCTCGTTTTTTCCTTCTTTTTGCTTTCATTCCATACTGTAGGATAAACAGGTATTACCCTGTCTCTTTCTACCATCATAAGGATTCCCCCAGCCACGGCAGCCACTGGAATCAAAGCCCCAGCGGAAAATGTTTTTGAATAGATCGCTGCTGGTATCTCAACGACGCAATGATCTGATTCTATAAAGCAATCTCTATTTAGAATTTCAGAGACTCGATCCTGCATATCTAAAATGGCATCGATCCCTTTTATTTTTGGGGGAGTCTTTGCCACTCCGCAATTGCTTACCCAAATTTCATTCGTTTCGCCGTTATAATTAACGACTCCATAACCTGTAAACCTTAGCCCTGGATCAATTCCCGCTATCCTCACTACTTCCATCTTCAACCTCAACGAGTTTTTGTGTTTCATCGTCAAGATAGAAAGTAACCTTTGTTGGTGAAAAACTAAAGGCGTTTTTTTTGTGGAATTTGTCAAAGTATCGTCTCAAGTCAAACTTAACTTTACATTTAAACCCTTCGGGCAAGTCATGTTCTAAATCTAATAGAACAGCCTTTTTCTTCCCTTTTTCTACTAGGTAGGTTTCAGGTCTTTCACGTCCTTGATAGCTCATCAAAATTAGTCCGTCGTCGGTTTGCCTTCCTAAAGTAGATACATCATTTTCAACGGCAAACTTCTCTAGAGACTCAAGGTATTTCTTGTGTGTATCCTGCTTAGGATCGAGATAAACGCAAACCTTATATCTAGGAATGTGAGAGCCTGAAAAATAATATGGCTTATAAAGTGCACAAAATTGTAGAGTGACAATAGGAGTTTCAAGGTTTTCTTTTATTACCGTGACGTACTCGGATTTAGGAGCTTTGGAGCTTTTAGGTTTTTTTAAAGAAATCGTTTTTCTAGTTGTTTTTTTCATTTAGTACTCCTTGGGGGGCTGTTCGGCCCCCTACTTTTTAATCTTTCTTCTTTCTTCCACGCTTTGGTTTTTCCTCTTCCTCTTCTTCAACAATCCCGCAATCGACCGCTTCTTTTGCGATTGTAGATTTTTCTTTGTAGTCGTCCAAAAGCATTTTAAAGAAATTTTCGAAACTGAATCCTTTATTGCTGCATTCATTTTCTACAAAAATTTGATCTTCATTCGAAACTTCAAATAATAATTGTGGCATTTCTTCCCCCTATCCGTTGTACATTGCTTCTAAAAGCTCCCAAACATTAGTAGCATCCCTAGATGTTCCAAATTGTTGGATTGTGTAAGCTTTTGTTTTGAAGTAAAACTTCAAATTGAATCTATTTTCGTATTTTTCTTGAGGCTCTAGCGCAATTTTCCACTCATTGCCTTTTTCATCAACAGCCTTAAATTCTTTTTTTTGTTCCATAATTACCTCTTGCATTATGTGTTTTTCACGTCAGATACATTTTAACATGTTTCTTTATTTGTTTCTAGGTTTACTTTCACTGGATGGTTTCCTAAATACAAATTTTCGCCCTCTTTTGTCATGATATCAAATAGAATAGGGTGAGACTTGTATCCTCTTAAGCTATAGAAAACCTTCTTAAACATGATATCTTGATATTGGGAAGAGCCATAAATGACCCTTCCTTTAAATCCTTTGAAATCCCTCACAAAAGCTTGATCGCTTCGGGTTTTCGTGTTATATTTTCTTGTGTTGTACAACATATTGACCCCTGAATGGTGGGAAATTGCCCGTTTCCCTCATTCTTTTTTTTCATATTCAATTTCAAATCCTAGTTTTTTGATCAAAAATAAATCTTCTTGAGAAAATATTTCCTTTTTCATCAACTGTAACAATATTCTTGATTTTTTACAGTTAGCTACTCCGACTATATCAGAGGGAAATGTTTTCAACATGTACACCTCTATTTTTATTTTCACTGATTGCGACCTCCTCTTGAATAAAATTCTTTAAGTCTTCCAGTGCCCAAAAGTAGACTTCATTATTCAAAGTTTGTTTTTTACCTATTAAAGAAGGCCGACAAAGTGAAATTAATTTCCCCTCGTCGTTGTTACATGAAATAAGATAGCTTTGCATCTCTTGAATGTGTTCAAGTATCATGTTTGTGTTGTTCATATTGACCCCCTTTGTTTATTCAAAATCTATGTTCATTCCCTTAATCCAACGACCTTCAAAGTAGAATTCGACGTTAAAGCCCTCTTCGTCTTCCTCTATGTCCCTTAAGGGAAATTCTTTGTTTGGTAAATTTAAATATCCTTCGGCAGAGGGAAGCTTTTCCCCCTCCTTCCAGTCTCTTATTTTTGAAAAATAAATTTGTTCGTCAATGTTAAAATGGATTCCTTCGATTCCGTGCGCGCGCTCGAACTCTTTTAAGCCTTCCTCTTGATAATCTTTGACGTAGCCACCTCTTACAAAGGGTACACACTTTTTGCAGATTCCAAAGCCTCTATCGCGGTTCCACCATTGTCTATTTTGATCACTCGATCCGCAGCATGAACAATTTAAGTTTTTTATTTCCTTAAGCTTCATTAGTTCCCCCTAAAATTTCCGCCGTTACCTCCAGTCTATCCGCTACCTCTTCGATTGCGAAACATTGAGCGTAACAAGATCTTGCAAGATCTGAATTTGTTTCATTATGTTTGAATCCTTCAAGCTCGTACTCAGAAGCTTTTTTTCTAATAAAATTTAATACTTTTTCTAGTTCTACTTTCATTTTAAATACTCCTTAAGCGCGCCCCTTTCGAGGCGCGATATAATTTATTCAAAGATTTTTGAGACTTTAACTTCGTTGTGAATGGCTCTATTTATTAGCTTGGCTGCTTCTTCTCTTTTCTTTACTTCCTTTGGATCTCTTGAGTATAGGCTTATTGAATCGTTGCTGGCCTCTTCCCCTTCCTTTCTCACGCTAAATTCAAGCTTTTTGAAAATCTCATTTTTGGCGTTGGCAATTTTAAGTTTGTTTTTCTGAAAATCTGTTAAATTTTCTTTGTGTGTCTCAATGAATAAAGCAATCTCTTTTTGTTTTGCGTCGCTTCCTAGTCCGTGCTCGTGAATCGCTTCATAGTCAACGTGTCCGTCAGAGTTTACAAAAAGAACGATAACGGCGTAATAAGTTGATTTTTTAGGCTTGCACCACGCGCCATTTTTTGGGTTCATTGTCTGAGAAACCACGCGTTGCCCGCCGTTTTTCTTATCTTGGGTTTCTACCCAGTATCTTTTTTTCGTTTTCATTCTGAAGCCCCAAGGGTAATTATCGACTTCATAAGCTGAATTTTCATCCGTGCAATTGTAAAGATATTTTCTCATAATATTTTCCTTTTAGGTTTAAGGGTTCATGAACGCGCCCCTTTTCTGAGACGCGCGCGGAAATCTTAAATCCATTCTTTTATTTGTTTCGTTGAATCAAAATGATTGATTACTTGATAATCTCTTGTTGAAGCATACA